CATTAGTGCTACTACCATGATTAAGAACTGATCCTGCTAATGCCAGATGATAATTAATATCATGAAATTTTGGTTGTAAATTTCTAATATATTCTAGAGCTTCTTCAAGTGTCCAAGTTAGATTTAAAGAGTTTAATTTCATACCAATACCTTCCTTTTATACTTCTTTAGATTCCATTATTCTTATTAAGAATGCAGCTATAGCCTTATCAAAGTTAATCATTATTTCATTTCTTCCCCATCCTGTCTTTTCATGTATTAACTTATAAAATTCTTCCCTAAGATATTTTAGATGAGACGGATCTATCTGCATTGGATCTCCTATACTTCTTTAGATCACAGTAATTAAACTCACTGATTTCAACATCAGTCGGAATTACTAAGGCCCTTCTTGGAATGCTGCATCTTGAGAAGTCAATAGGCTCAGCAAAGTAAGATTGTATTTCTTCAATTCGGTCGTCAACAACAGACTCCCTGATAAGGAATGTTAAAGCATCGTGACTCTCACAAGCTATCTTAACATCCCAAAGATTCTTGAAAACTTTGAGCATTACTTGCTTGGTCTTGTCACTGACTGTTTGTTGGGGAATGAAACTATACGCTCCTTTCCATAAATCACGGGTGTCCATTTCATCAAAGAAGTATCTTGATGCGCCATATGTTCCGTGTATTCTTCGATTATCACGAAGTAATCGCTGAATAGTATCATGAAAGATAGTTTTAATTTTAGGCGTATCCTTTGCCAGAATTTTAAGGCACTCACCCGCTCGATACTCTGAAATTTTGATTGGGATTTTGTATTTTCTAGCATCGGTGTTGACATTTATCATCGCCTCTCTTTTGCCAATATCTAAGTGATAAGCATGTCTTAAAGTTTTACCAACAAATCTCTCAGGGCACTCATAACCAAGAATCTTTTTGCTATAGTGTGCTTCTGTGCCTCCAAAGAATTTACTAGCTGTAAGTGCGTGTTTGTCCCCTGTGTCGTATGATCTAAGTGTGTCTTCATCATCTGCAAGCAATGAGCATACGCGAGCCTCTGCCTGCGATTGGTCAATATTAACAATAACATACCCAGGATCTGTAATGAGAATACTTCTGAGATCTTGTCCAATATCTCCATGTTTACTTACAGTTTGAAAAGCCCATCCTTTTTGTTCTGGTCTAACTGGAGGTTCAAGAACATTAGTGCTAGTCCTAAAGTTTTCTGTGCCACAAATCATGAAGTTAGTTTTCATCCTACCATCATAATCTGGCTCTGCTTTTAAGTATCCTAATGACTTATTAACTCGTCTCCATTCTAGTAGAATTTCACAGACTCTTACTTTGGGCGCATCCTTAACTACATTGCCTAATAATGCTGTAATGACTTGCTCTCCTGTTCCTTCTCTCTTAGGAATCTTTAATACTTCGTAAAGTAAATGTGAGCATTGTTGAGGAGATGCAATGTTGATTGGCTCTGTTACTCCAAATTGCTTTACTATCTCAAATAACTCCTGCTCTAACTTAACTAGCCATTGGATGTATTTGTAGATTAAGTTCTTACGCTCAAGTTCATCAACTCTAAATCCAGTAGAATCAACCTGAAGGTAAGCCTTATGAAGTTGCATTCTCCAAGTTGCATGTTCAATACCCTGCGGTATCTTCGATAAATCCTTCTTTTGCGCGTAAAATATTTCGAGTGTGACGGGCGCGTCTTTGGCTCCATAGAGAAGTAAGTCATCAATATTATCCTTTCCTGGAATAAAGTCTCTACCTTCAAACTTATAATAGGGTTCCTCAGTATCAATACTGGTATTAAATGCTAGTCCTTTTGGCATCTCTGATGAACGGCAATGAGAGCCAATAAGAGTATCCCAGAATAATGAATGAATGTAGAATCCTAATGAATTAAGCTTGGATTCATCATACTTGAAATTCTGTCCAATGATTTTGTATTTTGTATCTAGAAGAACTGAAGCAATAATCTGCCAGATAAAGGCTAAGTCATCCGAAGGAATTGTAGATACTTTAAGGTTATAATTGTATGACTTCTTAGGATGCGCTTTATTAATGCAGTTGATAGGAAGTTCATTCCAAAGAGGAACACAAAACCCTTCATGAATTGTAAAAGCAAAGCTAATACAAACAGGTATACTTTCAATCGCTTCAATGTCCACTGATAAGTATTCATGATTTTTATATTTCTCAAAGAATCTGTAAACATCAGAACTCGAACGCGCTACATGTAAAAGACGGGAGGGAAGTCTTAGTTCTTTGAATTGGCTTTGTTCTACAGCGCGCTTAACATCAAACTTCCTTACATACTTCTGCCAGCTTCTCCATTGACCTTCACCCTGTCCATGTAATTCAGCAGCAGGATGCCAAGTGAATATAGCTTTCCTACCAAGAACAGAAAGAATAGAACCACGCCATACATTAATACCATTATGCTTGCCAGACTTACCAGCAAGACTGTAAAGAACAGGGTCTCCAAGTCCAAGAATACAATTCGGATTAAGGTCATAAATCTCCTGACTTAGATCTGCCATTGCATCAGGAAGGGAAAGCCCCATTTCCTGATATCGTTTGAATTCATTATTAGGTAGCTTATATTTGAATATGTTAGTGCGATAACATTCATTTATTGAAATGCCTGCATCACGCAAGTCTGATTGTAAGATTGAACCGGAAGGCCCAACAAATGGTTGTCCTTTCTTAACTTCTTCATCTCCTGGAGCTATTCCTACTATAGCTAGCTTGGCATTATTAGAGCCAATTCCGGGGACGTAAGTTCCCTTCACTCTTTGCCTTCCTTTAAAATCTTTAATGCATTTTCCCTGGTAAGTTTTTCTAATCTTCCATCATACTGAGGAAAAGCTTTAGCTAATCTTATGCTTTCACTTACATAGCCTATTGATAGCTTTAGTTCTCGTGCTGTATCCTCAATACGCCACTTGAATCCTCTAGTCTTAGAGCGTCCATTACATTGATTAGTATGGTATTCTAAAATACTCAAACACTTGAAGATCCAAGTTTCTTCTTTCATTTTACTTCTCTGTATCCCTGTAAAATTTCTTTTACACTTACAGTATGATCTTGGTCACAAAACTTATAATCATTGGATAAAGCTATTAACTCTGCTTCTTTTCTATTTTTAGCAACAATAGTAAATACACATTTACTAATTGGAAAGTTCTGATTGAATGGTATATAAGTAAATTCAAACGCTTTAATTTCTTCAATTATCATTGAATTTTCCAAAAAATGGGAAGGTAGATAGTCAATGGATAGGTCCATATGAACTAATCTACCTTCCCTGTATTCCCTAGTTTCAACCACTACTGTTCCGCTCCCTCGGATTGTTCCCAGCATTACATCACTATTAAGGAGGTTAATAGCAACATAAAGCATACAATCTTACACGGTTAAGAACGGGCCGATTCTAAGGAATAGTCCTTTTATTCAGTTTGAGAATCTGGATCGTTGAATACTACAGCTTTAATTGCCCACATTGCTGTAGTTTCATTATTAGTAATAGCTACTGATTGATGTCTAGACTGTGGACAAATTTCTTTAATTAGTCTTTCTCCCTCAGAGAAATGTTCTCGAAGTCTATTAATTCTTGCTAATCCATCTGCACTAGGTTTGTGATATGCATAGGGCTTGTCAATCATTTTGTTATTTCCTTTAAAAGGATAGGAGTCTAGAAGCCACATTCTAGAGTTAAACCGTTGGCGATTCCCCTTCATTTATTGCCAACCATCCCAATTAAGTTAAGTTACTACTTCAAAGGCAGAAAGTCCCCTGCCTCATTGCTAATCCTTCCCTCGTATTCACTATTCTTGACGAACACTTGGAAAGACTTTCCTACACAATCACTCGGATTGATTGTCTGAGAAGCGTTCTTACCCTGAACGAGCTTATCCCATTCTTCCTTTGGAAAGCCGCAAGCCAGAAAGAAATTCTTTCCCATGCTAGTAGCCTTCTCGGAAATCATGTAGTCCTTCAATGGGACAGCAACGGGAAGGCCGGCATCCACTTCAATCTCGAACATATGGAGTGTGCTACCGTCAGTCTTGGCCGCCTTTGTATAGTAGTTAGTGCAACGGCCAGGCTTCCATCCCGGTGAAAGCTGCTCAGAACGAAGTGCGTCTTTTGCGGTTACTGTAATCATTGTTGTTTTCCTTTGTTGTTTGGTTGTTGTGCAGTCTCATTCTGCGTGCCAGTCACGTTCTGGTCCTCAGTTTCACGTTTTCAGAATTTTACCAAATTAGGAGCATTGGGATCACGCCTTGGATTATCTTTAATCTCAGGACTAAGTTGCTTCATTAGTTCTACTGAGAAATCGAGGTTAGTCCAATCGAATCCAGTAATGCCAAGTCCAGTGCCAGCAGAATCAATAGATGTAGCTTCAGTAGTAAACTTATACTTATTACTTCGTTTACTAGAACCTACATTCATTCCTTCTGATTCAGTGTAGAAGTGGTATATCTCGGAGAAGAAAATTGGAACTACTGCGGGAGGCTTTCTGCCTTTTGTTACAATTGGGCGCGCTATGTTGTAAGTTTCTGTTACTTTGTTCTTTTCTTCATAAGGAACTACGTGTGCTTCAAGTATTGTATTAACTCCTTGGGCTTGTAGTATCTTCATGAATTTAATCAAGTCGAACATAATTGCGGCATCTTCAGCATTGTAATCCTGAAGTTCATTAACAGGAATGCCTCCCACATGCATACCCGCAGGCGCGCCTGATTTAGTTTTCTGTCCGAATTTAGTCTTGATTAGGTGGGATAGGATACAGTAGACATATGAAGTAAGAGTTGAGGCTACTACTGTTTTATACTCACAGCGCGCAGCTAATTGATCCATGCGCTTGTCAATTTCCATGTAGCCTGTATCCATGTTATAGGTGTCATACTCAATGTCGAGATGTTCACCTGGATATAGTTGGCGATAGTAGTGGATTACGGAACTCATACGGTTCTCAAAGTCCATTACATATACAGGCCAGAACTCTTTGCCACAAGCTGCAATAGTCTTACCTGTTTTAGTCTCACCTTTGAATAAAGCTGTAATGACTGCATTAAGCTTTACGTCGTCTGCTTTAATTGGCACTTAATCTTCCTCAATTACATTACCAGATACATCGGTCTTTGGTAATCTGATAAAGTCTGTTGTCTTTAGGCTTATGTCTCGTTCAACTATTGTTAGTGCCTTTCTAATACTAATATCAGGATCATCTTCTCGGTATCTCCAATATTCCACAAGCACATCATGAATGTATTTAAGTTCGTCTAATGTCATTTTGATTCCTCCACCAATTTTTCCCAATGCTTAATAACATTAGGATGAGCATTATTTTTATTCTCTTTAAGATTCTTTTCTGCTTTCTCTTTTACCCAATTTTTGGATTCTTCTATCATTTCATCTAGTTTAATATGTAAATTATATTGAGGATATAGATAGTCTTCCATTTTTATAATCATAAATGGACCATCTATATGTCTTATTC